TCGTTCTGCATTTTCCAATCTTTCCCATGCCTCTTTAAATTCTGCCTGCTTCCCTATACGTGCAAGTATCGCCATTGTAGCATAGTTCAGGGGATGGTCTGGTGTCTTTTGTTCTGTTTCGCTCTGGGGACAAAATGGTGTTCCAGTTACCTCACCAGAACATTCTCCTTTACAATTATCCCCACATTGCTCGCCTGCCTGCCGGAGTTCTGCCAATACTTCATCCAGTGTGCATAGTCCACACCAGTCCGCATCACAACAATGCTTATATTTGTCTGCAAGTTCTGGGCAAGGATGATTTAAAAATTCAACATACTTCAGTCGCAATAACTCCAGCACCGTATCCCGCTCGCTCTGGTAGTGATGGGAACGAACACCATCACATAACCCATAGAAGATCCGTAACCAATCCTTTGTATCTTCATTTGGTGTTGATTCTATTTCCGCAAGTTTTTCCTCGGTAATGATATACTGGTTCATGATTCACCTGCCTGCTTAAACGATATGACAAAACCATATATCGGGCATCGGGTTCTTAACTCATTGAAATAACATGGGTCTTGACCTTTACATTTTTTTGACCGTGTGGTACATACCCATTCTTGAACATCTTTTGTCGGTTCAAACATCTCTACTCACCTGCCTGCCGGAGTTCTGTAGCCCACCACATATATAGGAAAAAACAAAAACACATTATACCAACCAGTGCAGTAACTACCTCCCAATGTAAGACATATGAAATACCTAATGAGAGTATTGCTAAACATAGCATACTTAATATGTAGTTCATCTCTACTCACCTGCCTGCCGTGTCATTTATTCAACCTCACCTCTATTGTAAACACAACGCGGGGGGATGTAATAGAGCGTGTTCCGAATCCGTCTCTGCCCCGTCCATCTTTTACACGACATCGGTTTAGTTGCATGGATGTCACAGAGCCATTCAAAGGAGCGGGGGGATGTAATAGAGCATGTTCCACTTTCACCAGAACCCCAGATAACGGACTTTTTTAGGTGCTGGCAATCGTGGTTGAGAAGGAAGAAACCTTGTGCCTCTCTAACTCCTTTGGTTCGGAGCGTTTGAATCTGCTCCCTTGCCATTCCTGCCTGAAGCATTGGGATTACCCTGCAACAGGCCCCGCAATGATTACATTCGGTCATTTACCCTCCTGCCAATTATTGAGCAGTCTCTCGATGACATCATCGAAGGTGTCATGGCCATGCTTCAGATTGACAAGCCTTTCGTGGATGAATGGCTTGACAGAGATGTTCTTTTTGATGGGTTCATCCATGCCCGAACACCCCCGCCTCTGCGAACCTCGACCCGCAGTAGCAGCAGAATGACACAACTTCCTCCTCAACCGATTTTGGCAACGGTGTTTCCAGAGAACACTGGTTGCACCGTTTCCACCTTGTTATCAATTCTGGCGGTTTCATTTTTCACCTTATACTCTTTCATCTTTCGATACTGTCTGCATGGGCCATTTGTGATGGCCTTCAGAAATTTGAGTGGCCAGAAACAATAGGTTCTGTACTCACAGATTTCACATTGGTTTTTCGACATTAAATCAGTCCTAGTTTCTTTGCGCAAGAGGCACAGTAGTAATGTCCACAATCGGATGTTACCGCCGGGCTCTTGCAGGATATACAGGTTACATTACTTCCATCGGGTCTTCCGTATTGGGAATCTCGTTGGCAATCACTACCCGTTTGCAGAACTGGCATTGAAATAGTTTCGTCCCTTTCTGCTTGTTCACATCGCCCACTTCTTCCCATCTCTGGGAGCGGCAGTTCTGACACCGCACTTTCTTTGAGTTGTCTGCTTCCATAATCCAAGTACCTTCCCCACGACTGACACCCTACGATTTTGATGTTATCGTGGAAACTTCTGTCAACAATAAACGGGTGGTTCGGGTTTGCTTTGCATTTGGCCCCAACGAGGAATCCACATTCAATGAGTCCATTGTCCGTTATCATCTGACAGTAATTCTTCATGCTCCTCTGCCCTTCTCGACTTCGATTTTGGTTACGCCGAGTTTTGCCATCCACTCAGGAACGGGTTTTTCGTATGAGTCTGCTTCAGCCCGGCTCTCATTGGCAATCATCGCCTCAAGTTTTACCCTTGCTGAATCGCAGATTTCGCACCTTCTTCCAATGGTTTCCGCGTTCATTATCATCATGGTGTGGCGCAACTCTTCGAGAGTGAATTTGAGTTCGTCCATCATTTCACCTTATGTAGTATCCCCCGTTCCTTTTCATATGCCTCAACATCGAAGATGTCAATTTCCTCTTTCAGGACTTTTCGGATTTCGTCCGTTGAAGCATCGACGTTGTACTTGGAGTAATAGAGTTCGTCCTTAATCCTGCACAGGTCGGCTTTCTTGAACTTCCGTTGGGTCTTTGCCATGTAGATGATGTGAGGACTATCCTTGAAATAGGCTTGAATTTTTATCTCTTTCTCAATCCTCTCTTGTTCGAGCAACTTTTTGGCCTCATCGGGAATCCCCAACATCTCTATACTTGACGCGGATTCTAGCGCAATGGCCCTTGCCAATTCGGGGTTTTTACGGAGAACAGTGATTGTCTGCTCAACATTTTTTGATATTCCCCCATGTGCTTTAAGCCATTCGAGATTTTCCTCGCTCATGCTTACGCAAGCGGTTGTTTTTCTCATCTTTTGTAACCCCCCTCCCTAGAGCCTAGAAATAGACCCTAGACCCTAAAGAGTAAACATATTATATAATATAATATAGGTTTTTAGGACTCTTATACCCTTCTAGGCCTATATATATACTATATAATATCATATTATATGATTACTAATTTTATCTCTCTTTAGATAGATATTTACGAAACGGTACGGATTTTCTTTTGTAACAGTAGTATTGTCCCGGCGCGGGAAAACAAAGGGGTGTTATCCCCTCGTCTTGTCCATCCAAGCCTTGATGTTACCCACGCTTGCAGCAAGTCCAACCATCTTGGCGTTACATGCGGCTACGACGTTCCCAAGTTCGGGGATTACTTTGTCAAGGTCTTCAAGGTCTTTGATGCTCTGGGCAAGTACTCCGAAGTCTTCGGTGTTGTTCGCAGTGTGGGCATCGAAGGCTTTTTCAATCCCCTCAATACGGTTCAGAATTGGCATGTAATCCTTTTTCCCGCATAGGGTTTCCCGCAGGTTCTCGAAATCATCCTGATTCAGGCTCACGGTGATGGTGCTTGATACCTCACCACCATCAACCCGCTCAATAACGAGAGTTGTGTTCCCACGCAGTCCTGTCTTCAATCCAAATTTCTTAGTTTCGGTGTTCATAATAGTGTCACTTCCTTATTTCTGGATATTGCCACCCAACAGTTGAGTTGCATCCGCTCGATGGCAGCATCCACTTCTTGCTTGTTCATATATTCGATACAGGTCAAATAGATGTCCGGGTACGTCATCGGCCCCTTGTTCATCTCAAGCGCATTTTTAATCAACGCAATATGGGAACGCTGAGCTGATGAGGTATTGCAGATTACCCGGTCAATATCGAATTTCCCGGATTTGGTATCATACGCAACATCCCGCAGGCAAGCGTCCACCAGTTGAACTGCAATCTTCGCATCCCGTTCTTCAACCGTCTCCGACAATCTCAAACGGGCAGATGCTTCGGCAAGTCTTTTCAGGTCTTCCAGTTTTCTTGGAGTAATGGGAACCGTTCCGTCCCTGCTCATTCCCCGAAGTTTCAAATAGAAGTCCTTGATTACAGTCTTTGCCTCCTTTGTCTGTTTTGGGTTAACCTCTCTCTTCGCATAGGCAATGTACTTCCTCAGCAAATCCAACGGGACTGCATCATCGGAGTTCTTCGTTCCCTCAAGAATATGTGAGGCAATCTGACCATCCATAAGGTTATCTGGTATATCCCTCAGAATAAAGATGAGGTCGAATCGTGACAGAAGCGATGCAGGCAAATCTATCTGCTCCGTGAGATTTCCATACATATCCCACCGGCCCGCTTTAGGGTTTGCAGCCGCCAATATCGAGCAGCGTGTCATCAGCGTGGCATTTATCCCTGCCTTATTCACATCTATTTTCTGCTGCTCCATCGCACCGTGGATTGAGGCCATGTCGTCTCTCTCCATCTTCTCGAATTCATCAATGCAACACATACCGCCATCTGCCAGAACCAACGCCCCGCCTTCAAGCGCCCAATCACCAGACCCATCTTGTTTAGCCGCACAGGTCAACCCCGCTCCCGTACTCTGCCCGCCCATAGCTTTTACTCCTCTGGGCGAAACCTGAGAAATGAAGTCCAACATCTGTGACTTCGCAATGCCCGGGTCTCCAAGTAGGAGAACATGGATATCGCCACGAATACGACTGTTCTTCTCAGTCCGTGTAACACCGCCAAACAGTTGTAGAACCAGAGCGGTTTTCACAAGGTCATGTCCATAAATTGATGGAGCAACAGCACTCGCCAAAACTTCGTGAATGTTGGGTAATGCCGATAGTGCGCGAATTTTCGCAATATCCTCATCATCTATTGGAATGTCCGTGTAAGTCTGGTCTCCAAGTTCAACCATGTTCGCTTCGATAATCGTTCCGACAACAAGACTTCTGCCTTTGCCTTCGACAACCCGGAGGATACCATTAATAGTAGTCCGGTATCCGGCATTGACAACCCCGCACAAATCATCAGAGAGTTCCACGTTGACCGAATGTGGCTGCTCGGCAGACTTCAATCCCTCATGGAATTCCTGTATCGTCACGAATTGGATATTCGCAAGCGTGGCAAGACCAACCTCATGAACCCATTTCGTTGAAGAAGTACAGTGAGTACATTCCGGGACTTCCGGGTACTCAAGATTCCGCGTCCTCTGCGGGACTCGAACTGTGTTTCCACAATGCTTGCAACGAAATACCGCAACAGTAATCTTCGGCTTGACAGGAGATACCATTCGGCATATTCCCTCAAAGACAAGTAATTGGTTTACGTCATTCGCCCGAACCATCCGAATCTGCTTCTTCCAAGGCAGACCCATGAAACGGAATTTGACTTCCTTCAACATCCGGTTTGCCTTTTCATCTCCTTCAGTCGCTCTTGCCATCTCGAAAAATGCGTTCTCGAAACAACTGATGGTAAACCTCGGGTCTGTCTTGAGTCGGTCAGCAAGTTTCAATCCCTCCGTCCCTGCGGATTGGATTGCGCTATATTCAACAATAACCGTTGCATGTTGTGGCCACTCACGGACAACGCGGTGATAATCGGGGCATTTCATTCGGATAATATCCATCGCCACGATTGTCGCATCCGTGAGTTCGGTCACAGTTTCACTTCCTCAAGATCATGCAGAAAACGGAGAACCATAGCAGCAACCTGTATAGCCTCCTTCCGCATCATGTGGTTTCTGGTAGCGTCGCTCTGCCTCAGCATTACGGCCTGCCAAAGTTCATCAAACTCTTCCTTGATAATGGCATATCCTTCGTGGGGAGTGTGGAAAGCAGGAAACTTATTGCTCGCATCTTCCAATTCTCCCATAACGACAGAAAGGATGTCATCCATCTTTCCTTGATTAATACCGTTGCTCATTTCATTTCCTCGGAAATGGTGTATGGTTTCACACACCGCCCGGTGTTCTCATCGAATCCGTAACTTCTCTTTAGGATGCCATTTTCAACCATCTTGTCGAGTTCTCTTTTTGGGTAAAACTTCTCACGTTTCATCACAAGTCTCCTTGCGATTTCAGAACCACTCAAACTTTCACCCTTCTCAAACACAGATAGTATCTTCGCAGCCCTCTCCGCATGGGTAAAACAATAGGGGAATCGAATCCCGCACAGTTTTACTGGTACTCCATTCACAGCAATCATTTAGTCACCTTGTCCGGGCAGACACTAACCCACTGGCAATCATAGCAAATTCGACGAATCCGCCGATTGCCACACATGCAATCGGGCTTATCGTCCCATTCCATATTTTCAACGATATAACGCTCAGGGGTAGTGCCTTTCCTCCTACACATCAGTTCCACATACTGTGCGGTTTTCGCAGTATCAAATACAAGAAGAAGTGGGGTCTTCATACTCTCATCCTCGGAGCCAAAACGTATAGGTAAGCAACCCTGTTCGCTTCATTGGCACTCATCCCTTTCAAGACAAGAGCATTACAATCCCCGCTCGGCATCGGCATAAAGTGAATGTCAATATTGTCATTCAAGTGGCGAATTGCGTTCAGCACAGGGAGAATCATGTCGTAGGGATATACCTCATCAATAGTGTGGGTGATAAGGTCTGTCGTCTCAAGAGTAGTTTCCATTGAGCCAACCACCGAATCAGAATCACTGATGTAAAGGGAATACGGCTCACCACGACCTCCACGAAGGAAAAACGATAGTGATTTGTTCTTACCCCCAAACACCGATTCCACATCTGATAACTTCTCAAAGAAAGCATGACCATTAACGGTGAACTTCTCCTCTGAAAAGATAAGTGGCTTCTTTGGCTGTCGGCAACATTGCTCTTTCACAATGGTTCTCAAAGTGGATTTATGTCCAGTACCATAGATTTCCAGAACATCCCTCTTGAGTTCGATAACGGTCTCCTCTGCTTTTGGGAGTACTTTCTTCAACAGTGGGAATGGTATCCCAATCTCATCTTTGAATCCACCAGTATCACAGACCATCGAAATCCTTGAGATAATCTGGTTGCTGGATTGGAGAGATTGTATTGAAAGTCCACCATCAAATGAAACAACATGCTCATTTCCAACCGGCTCAACCGCCTTGATGAAGTCAAGAAGTGCTTTTGTGGGTATCCTCAGCATATCTTATCACTCCTCTGTTATTCACATATACCAGACAGGCAGGGCAGTACCCGGGATTTTTACCAGTGTATCCATATCGGACATCACACCGGGTACAAGTAGCCCGGGAATGGGAGTAACCATCTGTGGCCATCGCAATCTGTCTGGCGTCCATGTAGTCAGGCAATGCAACATGGAGAACCTCCGGGATACCAGCAAGGCTGATAGCCGTCTTTGGAAGTTCTTTTTTCTTCTTAACTGTATTACCGACGCGGGTTTTCACATGACACCTTCCCAGAGCGCCTTTGCATCTTTCCCGCCGTGCAGTCTCCATCTTTTCCCATCAAATGAAGGAACTAACCCCAGTTCCCATAGTTTGACTACCGATATGAACGGGTACTGATCGGTCTTGATCTTCTCGGTGTATTTCCAGTCGTTCCGCGAGAGGATGAAAAACGAACCGTAATAAGCCCCGACCGAAGCCCAGACCGAAGCCCCGACCGAATCCCCGACCGAATCCAAGACCGAAGCCCTGACCGAATCCCCGACCGAATCCCCGACCGAATCCCCGACCGAAGCCCCGACCGAATCCAAGACCGAATCCCCGACCGAAGCCCCGACCGAATCCCCGACCGAAGCCCAGACCGAAGCCCCGACCGAAGCCCTGACCGAATCCCTGACCGAAGCCCAGACCGAAGCCCCGACCGAAGCCCAGACCGAAGCCCCGACCGAAGCCCATTCTCGTAATAGAGCAAGGTGTTCTTCAGTGATTTTTTTCGGTGGCTTGATCTTGAACGGGTGAACTATGGGTTTCCTAACGAGGATTTTATCCAGTTCTTTCAGCCACTTTTTATGGGTTTTTTCACACGCTTTCTTATGTTCCAATGTCCACCAAGTCGGTGTAACATCCATATCGATCCGGAACACCCACTCGTCCGGTTCGAGATACGATCCGTTCTTCGGTGCAATCTCAATCCGGCAGAACCGGATCGTTGCCGGATCAAGTGTGTCGTCCGGTAACTCGGCGATCTTTAACAGTCGATCATGGGAATCTATACCCATCTTCCACGTGACTTTCTTATCCGGTTCGATGATACAACTGAATGCTTTACACATACTCAATCCCGGCCCATTTCCTCTGGACAGTATAATCCACTTGCGCCGAACGCCTTACGCAGGCACACAGACTCGGCAACCTTGCCAATCATTACGGCGGGCTTGGAAGTCCACAGGCTCTTTCCCGTGTTGTATTCCTTGAACAGCACATTGGATGTGAATGGATGTGCCATATCATTTCTCCATACTATACAGGTAGCAGACTCAATCTTATCCTCTACATAGTTCACCTTCGTCTCCATGCCATCGAAATGACCAGAGCGGTGAGCAATCTCAAGGAAACCATCACGGCCTGCATAAATCTGCGCAGGAGAGTTCCCGAATTTGACTGCCCATATCTGCCTGAGCAGAGGGTCAAGGTTGTATTTCTTGGACATATACATCAGGAGTTCAAACTCCGTGTTTGTACAGTCGGGAGCAACCTTCGCCTTAATTAAGGCAATCCGCTTCTCATCCTCGTCACCGATAACAGTAACTTTCTGTGTCGCCGTTACCTGTGTAACCTGTCCATCGTAGTCTGTCATAAATGTCTCCAACTCTTTCTTTGCGTTGGCATTGGTGATTATTCCCGGGTCATTGGTATCCCCGAGAGCATCAAGATTTCTCTGGTTTGGTGGATTCGGCATCATTTCACCTGTGGTACTGGGATTAAACCATTCTTCATGTCCTTAAAAAGTTGGTGACACCGAACACTACGGGCAATGGTCTCCATTGCTTGCTCCATATCTGCCGTGTCATAGTACACGGTAAGATTGTCCGATGCAACTCCAACAACAGACTTTGTACCTTTAGTATGGGTAAACAGAGTACCCGATACGTCAAGATTAAATGCTTCCATCATCTCTCATCTCCTAATCTACAAAGGATTGCAACCGCTTGACAGCAACGATATAGCCGTTGCCATCTCTGATTGCGCCATCCTCTGATGTGTCGGGACACAATACGTCCCATCTCTTTACCTGCTTTGCCACGACAGAGGAAACAAGATATACCACTCCCTCTTCTGGCTCAGGAAGATTGCGTGGCTTCCCTTCAACACATGTTGATACAGGAATACCCATCACTTCCCCACAGGCATCACAATGGCTGTTCAATCGAACAACCCTGCCACTCGGAGGGACTCTGATAATGGAATCCCCCACCATAACAGCCACTTCGTGTGGAGTCAGGTTCTCTAGTCTGGTTGTTGTTGCCCAGAGTGCAGAGTTTCTCAATCTCCTCATCTCCATCACCCATAGGGTTAGAAATCAAGACCTTCATCACGATGGTAATTTACAACAGGCTCAATCCTTCGGGTCATGTTGATAAACGACTCTGCGATTTTATCAATGTCACCCCGTATATCAGGTGATATCGGATAGTGAGAGGTCATGTAGTTTGACGCATTGAAGATGTCCCACCTTGTAGGTTCAAGTGTCACGATTTCGTCTGTAATCCTCTTAATGTGACGAGGACTGATACCGCCGAACAGGAACAACATGGTGTCCTTCAATTGCTCTCGGGACTCAAACGTGATTTTCTGCTTGGTTGCGTCATCAATCAACCTTTGCAGGTGTGTAGTCTGTTTCAGACTCCGCTCGATGAAGTCATGGATAACGGGCGGTACTCGGGTCATCATGTCCCGGGTGTGAGCCTCGGTAATCTCCATGTTCGGGAGCATAGTCTTGAGTCCTGCACCATTGGAACAGGTCTGACGGAACGTATAGCCGAATCCCCGGAATGTTGTTTTCTTATCCATTGGATTCTCAAACGACACGCCAAGTTCAATCTTTGAGTCCTTTGCATCAAGGACTTCAACGCCCTTAAACAAAATCCTCGTATAGGTTCTGTCACCGACAGTCTGGACACTCCCATGAATATCCGTTGAAGTCTTTTCAATCTCCCTACCGACAAACGTAAGAGCCTCTCGGTGTCCAAAGACAGGATAGTTCTTTCCGACTGCCATACAGAGGCGGTTCTTGGTCACATTTGCGATTACACGGACGTTCTCATTCGATATCGTCCTGTCACCGAATATACCGTTTGCCGGTAGTGACGCATATTCATCCAGTTCTCCAATTATGTTGAAAAACTCTTTCAGCGATTCAAATTTGTCCATCTTTTGAAACAATTTCTCACCCCCCTTGGGGCAAATGTTACACATATGATATGATATGATATGTGTCGCCATTGGCGTTACGGGAATTACAGACCATGCAAACTGTAATTCTATCCGCGCCATGCGAAAAATTAAAATTCATTCTTTGCTGTGCAAATCGGGCATATAAATCCCGTAACGATAACTTCTGGCCGTTGGTATCGGTCTCCATGGTACTCATTGTAGGTCAAAATATTCTCATCCGGTATCCTATCCCAAATGAGATACACATTACATTCATCACATCGTACCCAATCTCCGTGATGGAGAGTCCTGCAAGCCTCGGGCAACAGTTCATCTGCGGGTACTTCAGCCGTCATGTTGCCAAATCCGGGAAGTATTCTTTATTGAGAAATCCAATGCGTTGGGGGTATCCAGTCTGAACCGCAAGTTCAATGAGTTCATGGACAGCATCCGCATATGTTTCCTGAAACTCAACCTTATGGGAACGAATCATCGCAAAGTCATCCTCATAAATGCCAATATTTCTGGTCACGTGCTGACGCTTGCGGTTCCCACAGTTTCCCTTGGAGTATTTGTTAGTCATTATCCAGTACCTCATCCATTAGGTCATAGTTTGGGTTCACCAATACTTCTGGTCGATATGTTGCCATCTTTTTAGCATGACAAGCATTACAGGTACGTGGCAATATAATCCCCCTCGCATCAAAGTTAAATGACGAGGGGAGCCCAGACCCACATGGGCATGACCTCACTTCGTATAGGCTCATCTGCACCAACTCGGTTCATCGGGCATACGCTGGTCACAATCCTGACAGTAACCAAAGTCACCATCAGTTATTGCATCCAAATACCCATCCCACGAAACCTTATATGCAAGGTTTACAAGGAATACCGCAATAGTATATCGAACACCTTTTTGTTTCATTTTCCCTCTCTCCTGCCAATAATGGTTTCACACAGGACAACAATCTCGTTGGCCGTCCCTGCTATTTTAGAGAGTTCAAGTTGTGAAAAATCCGATGAACGCTCCTGAACCACAGTAAAAACAAAATTCAGGATTGTCATAGTATTTTTCCTCATCTTGTCTGGACTCAGTGGTTCCTCTTCGATTTTTGGTCTCTCCACAATCGGTTCCATTGGTTCCCTCCTTTCCAATGTCCTTCTGAACATTCGGACTTCGTACAGGTTGCCCCATTATGGACAGTTGATGAAATTATCATCATATCGCAAATAGAGCAACATGAGGAGATAGCCTGAGTACACCCCTTTGCCATCTGTGGTTTCTTCTCCTCAAAAAGTTTGGGATGGTCACGCTGGTCTCCCAAAAGAACTTCAAGACAACTTTTCATTTTCAATCATTTCCTTCGGTTATGAAGGCTCGCAGGGATACTTTCCCAAGGTCAAGTGAGCATCCAGAAGTGTATTTCACTCCTGCCCACTCAAAGTCACCATAGGACTCAACATTTCTCCTTCGTACAGTTCCATCTTCACGGTTGTTGTTGTATTCCTCAATTGATTCATTGATTACTTCAGCAAGCCTGCGCTTGTCCGAAGAATCCATGTTGATACTGGTGGGGGTTGCTCCGTATTTTTCACAGAACTCTTCAGTGAGGGCAGCAACGGCATATTGAATACCCTTTTTTCTTGCCTTTGTGATTGCGTCCTCATCAAAGACATTCACCATTACAATCCACACAAGGTCGCCCGGTACAATAGTTCCGGTCTTTCTCTGTTCCGTATTTAACATTTTTCAATCATCTCCTCTGATAGTGTTCTACCTTCCGCAGGGTGACTGCCTGCCGCCTCAGTCATGCCTAGTTGCAGGGATGAACCCACAACAAGGCTGGAATACCAACGAACTATTACACAGGATTGGCTGGTTAGGCGTCCTGAAACGTGCAATCCCATATGTTTCCTCTCTGCCCGGTTGCTATCCCGGGATGTTCCCCACTGGTTACGAACCAATAATTCAAAAAGGGAACGTACAATCATTTCCTCTCACATATCATCTATCTCATCCATATCATACCCAAGTTTGGCAAACATCCAGCGTACCCACCCATGGACAATAATGGTCATCCAAGAATACCCACGTGGTTTTGAGTAGTTCTGTCTTCCAACAAGCAATCCCATATTATTTCTCCTTGTCCCTGATTTCCCTTAGCAGTTCCATCATTTCCTCATGCTCATTCATCTTTCTTGTCTTAGATGAATCTGGGTCATGGATAAACCATTCAAAGAACGAATCAAGAGGCGATAATGATTCCTGCAATATCTCTTTGATTGTCTTTCCTTGTATGAGCCATGGCTCGATTCCCCGAACTATCTTCCTTCCTGCAATTATCTTTTGTTGCATTTTCCAACCTCATTCTCTCGTAATATTCCTCTCTCAACATCTCAAGGCATTTTTTGATGTGTTTCCTTTGTTTGAGAAGGGTCATCTTTACTTCTGTTGTATTTCCCTCATTAAGATACATAGTGGCTACATGAGAATAGTTATCAGCAATGGACAACTGGGTAACAACATCATGATACCAGATTTCAAATGGACTGCTCTCATGCACCATAGACCACATCCAGACCCTTACCAGAGCCTTCCTTAGCCATTTTGGACACGTTACGCTTTTGTGACATTAACCAACCTCAAAAAATCAAACTGAAAAAAGAGGGTATTAGTTCGCCATATGACGCGCTAATGTCCCAATTGTGCGGCAAGTGTGCTTATCTCCCGATTCACCAGTTAAGAAGATTGCAGACCCGTCATAAGTCATCTTGTAGGCGTCCTTATCTCCTGGTGGTACTGATGCCCATTCAGCCTGAGATACGACATTTGACCCAGAAAGAGCCTTGCCTGAGCCCTTTTTAGAGGCTTTGTGGCTTACTCCATAGAGGGTGTCAAATTCATCCATAATCTTATGGAGGTTCATAACGTAGATGTGAGCCTCAACTGAAGCCTTTGTAGCCTCTTCTTTGGTCAAAGAGGTTGCGTTACGGAGGGTGATTACTGCCGAATCTCTCTCTTGTGTGGCAGTCATATAAGCCTTTGCTGACCCTTCCATGGCTTTTAAGACCTTTTCCTCTGAAGTCTTAACCGCAATTTCAAGGACTTTAGTATCCTTTGGAACCTGAGTTGAAATAAAGGCTTTTAAACCTACAACAAGGTCAACGGGCTTTGATTCGACCTTCGATTCTGCGCCCTTTATGGGCGTGATTACGTGATTAACGCTGTTTGCGCTCATAGTCTCTGACATAGTCTTCACAACCCTTCTAGTAGGGTTACTAGTAGTATGGAACTACAAGTATATATATGTATGCCTTATATAACAGAAGCCTAGGCGGGGATAGAATCCCTTAATACGCCCGTATAAGGGTGCGATTCGCAGCCTGCTATGGGGGGGATTCGACTCACATCCGAGCCCCGTTTCGACTACGTTCTCCCACCTCCCGCACAAAAATTTGAAATTCCTGAATGTTACAAACTGCTACATTTAAATAAAATGACGTAGCATTATGTAACATGGCAAGTAAACCGATGCGGCTGACCGATTATGCCGAATCTACGGCGTTGAAGTATGGTAAAAGCGTGTCTGCTGGTATCAAAGAGATGGAGTCCCAGATAGAACGCCTTAAGTTACAATCTGCTACAATGTTACAACCTGCTACACCAAATGTAGCATTTAGTAACTGGGATGAATTTGAAGACCATGTACTCAGGGCATTAAGTAAAGGAGGTATCCGGGCAAAAGTAGAGAGCGAAGCAAAACCCCCGGTAAAATCGGTAACAACCCCAAGCGGAGCGACAGTACCCGTTGGGAAGAGAGGAGAGTTTGTTACTTACGGAAAGCAATAAACACATTTAAATATGCCCACAGCATACAATAATATATGCCACCGAAAACAGGAGGGGTGTACCGGCTTTCAGAGAAGGGGAACGCAGTTGTCTCTAAATACAATGGTCTCTCTGTCTCGGAAGTCTTGTTTCAACAGGAGGCAACCATTGTACGGTTATCCGAACAGAATCTCATACTCTTATCAGGATGGAGACCGGATGAAGAGTACTGGAACAGGATGCGAATGGTGCTGAGGGGGTGTGTAAATGGTTGATTTGAATATTGAAATGACAGTTAGGAATGAGTTGCCAAGAATATCCTATCTTTTACAAGAAATTTTAACTGAATTAAAAGAACAACGAAAGACGGCAGAACTCAGGAAGAGGGTGAAATGAGCGAAGACTTTAAACAGGACGCATTACTGGTTGGTGTGATACTAACCACCATCATAATCGCGTTCTTCTGTGCATTTGTGTTGATTACTGCTTTGAAGGGGTGCTGATGAAACTCATCAGGCTTTGATAGAGGGTTTACATGGAACTTAAAGCAGCAATCCGGGACTTCATCGACTACGCGGCAATGGGGGGCATTGTCCCCACAGCAGCAGGCCGGGCAATGTCAGCACAGGAAATCAACGATTTAATCGCGGCATACGAAAAGCATGTAATCCACACGACCTCAGAATACATCGTGGTAACTGAGAAGCCAGTGTACCACATCATCGAGTCAAAAGATTATTGAAAGGGGTTTCCCGGCTTGAGCCGGTTCAGCCTCAATTTTGACCTTTTTAAATCACAGAGTTTTCCAATCTTCGGGTATGAGCAGAGAGTCTTGAATTCAGAGGCATCCACCCCAAACCAGTACTCGAACTCTTCAATAGAACCCGGGGAGAGGCAGCCATTTGCAGAGCATCCATTATTCATAATGTGACGGAACCCGTCCCTCATAATTTTTGTCCAGTTCTTCCCAACATAATTTTTGTCCGGGTCAATCTCCAAAATCGGACGGAACATCATCGGGAAGGCTTTGACCAGCACCGAACAGTGGTACTTCCCGGATAACCCCACCGTCAGTCTCGCATGTTCCCGGAGGCGGTAGTAAAGGTCATCGGGGGTATCAAGGTAATTCCACAGGACATCAATGACAAAATCCCGGAACCCCTGTTCAGCCATAAGTTCAATAGCAGTCTGGAAGTGTCCATCCTCTGCCATCCAGTCAAAGGCAAACCTAACCGGGTTAAAGGGAACGTCCTTCAATATCTTCGCAACTTCGGGTGTCATCAGCCGGGCATCGAGGCTCTGGTTGAAATCCACTTTAAGATACGGGGTCTGCTTTTGCAGCATCTTAATGGTGGCAATATCCCGAAGCAGCGTTTCGTAGTCTTTCGCAAGCCAGTTGTTATCGTAGAAGACAATCTTCTTGCATCCCGGGTAAATGTCTTTCAGCCACTCGCGGTTATAAAATTCGGGCTCCACGTTCTTCACCATGCAGAACCCGCACTTTCGTATGCAGCCCCTCGAAGTATGTGCAATGGCATACTCGGGTTTTCCAATCAACGAGTAATCAGGTGAGAACTCTTCCACTTCGGGCATCAGTCCCTTTATGACCGTCACTCCCAATTTTTCAAAGAGAGTGGGGATAAGGGTCGCAGAAATCCCACCAACGATAACTTCGGGAATAGTCTTCTGCACTTCCCGGATAATGGCCAGAGCCCGGGGAATATCAAAGGTGAAAGTTGTTGTCACATACGCCCGGTCAAAGTGTCCATCGGAAGGCGTTGGTGGAGCGTCGAAAAGAGCCACCGTGTCACCCATGCTCTTCCTCCACGAAGAAATCTTCATCAAGGGAAGAGGATACATCTTTGAGTCTTTCGTGGTGTCGATTAATGCGATTCTCATAATCGCACCATTAAAGCAACCCGCATCTTCGCATCACACCCTGACCAATCTGGGCGGCAGTTGTCCCACCGGCTCCAAAGGCTAGCCATGCGACCACAGCCTCCTTCTTATCCTTCGGGACGATAATTACAATCTCCGCATCTGTGATTCCGTCCATTTTCTCGACTTCCTTATCCAGAGCATTGAACTTCTCCGATTTAAGGATTGCATCCCCAAACCCGGTGGCATCGTGCATTATCTTCTCAGGCTGCTCTTGGAGGAACTCCATCTCGTCAATGAGTTTCACAAAGTCCCAACCGGAATATTCGGAAGTCTTGTTGTCAGCAATCCTGTACCCCCGCTTCTGTGCCTCAGTCAGCCCGGTAAACTGCGTAATCTCGGGAATCAATGGCCACTGTAACTCTTTCAGGGCCTTCAAGGTAGTATGCCCGAACAGGAGAACCATGTTCTCGTCAACCCCAATGGAGGTTTTCATATACCCATACGCCCGGATGGACTCGATAAGGTGTGGAACCCCTTTGTCGTTAAAACGGGGGTTGTTCTCATAGGGAATGGCTTTATCTATGGGAACATCCAGAAGTGACTTCCTCTGCATATACTTTGATATACTAGGAAGTGGATAAAGGTTTGTATGGGATTACCACAGGGACAGGCTCCGGTACATGAACTCACACATGAAGAGACGATAAAGGGAGGAAAGTCCACATCGCCATTGAAACTCCTCATGGCCTCGGTTGCAAGGAGAAAGTATTGTTCTCTTGAGTGTCCATTTGCGGATATGTGTCCAACACTTCCTTTGGCCATGTCTTCCCCTCCCTGTGAGAATGGGAGACAACCCTGCAAACTCAAAGATGCTCCGAAAGCAGTACAGAGAAGAATCCAAAATATGTTTTTAAATGGGGAAAAGGGACTACTCCTCGAAATAACACAGACTCTCTTTGTCACATCAACCCGGCTCGGGGACGATAACAAAGAAAGACTGGCATATGCAGACTCTCTCATGCGTCTCCATAAAGCCTGCTACGGTGAGAAGTCACAACTGGCAAATTCACCGGAGCCGTTGAACATCACCGTCCGTCAATTAATGGTAAAACCCGATGGGACGCAGACTGCACAAGAAGTGAAGATGACCCGTCAGGATAACGCAGAGTACCTTCTCAAAGGTATAACGAAAAATGATGAGATTCCCCCCGATGTTGGAGACCCGGAATCCCTGATAACCTCCCCTGTCCTTGATGTGATTCTCCGGGCTCCAAAGAAAGAGGAATGATGGAAGAACTCAACATCACCCTCCATCGTAAGCAGATAGAGATATTCCAAGCGTTTCTCGCAGGAGCCCGGTTTCTGGTAGTGTCCTGTGGCCGAAGGTTCGGTAAGACCATGCTCTGTGCCTTCATCGTCATTTGGGACGCTCTCAAAAATCCCAAGCACAACATCTGGATTGTTGCACCCACCTTCCCACAGACAGATATTCTTTGGGAAATGGTAATCGAGTACCTCCCAAAGTCTCACATCAAACAAGTGTATGAAGGGAGAAAACTCATAGAACTGAAGAATGGGAGCCGGATATGGGCAAAGTCTGCCGACAACCCGCAGGCACTCGTTGGCAGGGGTCTTGACCTCATCGTGTTTGATGAAGCCTCAATGTGTGATGTTGATGCGTGGAACTATATGCGCCCGGCCCTTGGTGACAGGAAAGGAAGGTGCATCTTCCCAACAACCCCAAAGGGTAAAAACTGGTTCTACACTATATTCAACAAAGACCCGAAGATGGGCGGGGATGACCCGGACTATGTTTCCTTCCAGTACCCGTCAATGGACAACGAATTCCTTGACCCGAATGAATTTATCTCAATGACCAAGGACTTGCCCGAGTTAATGTACCGACAGGAGATTCTCGCAGAATTTATCGAAAGTGGTGGTGAAGTATTCAGGAACCTGAACAGAGTGTTAAGGGACACATTGAAAGAACCGATACCGGAACACTTCTACGTCGGTGGGGGCGACTTAGCCAAATATCAGGATTTTACCGTGATTACGATAGCCGACCTAGCGACAAACGAAATAGTGTACTACGAGAGGTTCAACCATCTGGATTGGGATTACCAGAAAGTCAGGATTGCATCTGCTCTGAAGCGATACAACGATGCTGTAATGTATATGGACTCTACGGGGGTGGGCGACCCTATTGTAGAAGATTTACAGAGGCAAGGGTGCGCCGTGAAGTCCTACAAATTCTCTCAGACTACCAAGAAGCAGGCCATAGAAAACCTGATGAAAATGGTGGACGATGCGGTAATCGGGATACCAAACCTCCCGGAAGTAAAACACGAATTTGAGATATTCGGGTATGAGCAGAGCCCGGGTGGAGCAATCCGGTACTGCGCTCCCGACAACGGGCATGATGATATTGTCATCTCTGTCGCCCTGTGCGCTTGGGGACTTGACCAGAACGTAGGGGCGGCTGTCGTCGGAATGTCCGAGGTAGATGATATTACGCCAAAGTTCGATGAACAGAGGCAGAAAGTGAAGGACGACAGTCAGCACAATGTTTGTGATTGGCACGATGATGAAGACCGGGTGGTGGATTATGAAGAAGATTAATATACACCGCGTAGAATATTTATTATGCGGTTCGACGGAATTCCCAAACAAAAGTCTCATTTTGTAGAAGATGATTTCCTGTCCATTGACGACAGGATTGTGAAAAGCACAACGAACATATCCAAAGGTGTGACATATGACCGGGGTGGCAATCCTATCGGCGGTGGAATGGTCAACGGATTTCCCGCAGAGCGCCCCCTTGACATGAAGATGATTGAGAACGATTCAGAAATCCTCTCTCTTTTGATGAAGGCATCCGGTCAAAGCCAGCACGTTGTCCCCTCTTTCTATGAGGGTGGAGACGACGTTTACATTGATAACAAAAAGGTGGTTGATGTCACCGTCACCGATGGAGACCGGAGAGCAATACACACAATCTCCAACTATTACAATACTCTGGGAATTTACCGTGATGATTTCGATAAGACCAATAATGACAAACTAGCCCGGAACGCCTACTACGCAATCTGTGAAAAGGCCATGATGGACTACATGCGTTCAATCCAGTGGAGTGTCAAAGACAACAGGAATGGGGACACCGTAGACAGCGCAACTGACTTTTTCAACTGTCCGAACCCGCAGGATGAAATGGGGGATATGATGGCATCTCTTATCCGGGATATCACCCGGTACGATGCGGGTGTCATGGTCAAGACTTTCAACAAGGGTGGTTTCTGTGTTGAGATGAAACCCTACCTCGCAACAGAATTCTGGCGGGAGCAGGACAGAGTACCCTTCATCGTGAATGTTCCTATTATGAATACTGTTGATTTAACGGGTGGTGCGTATGCAAGTCACCAGCAGCCAACATACCAAGGATGGTGGTCTCATGGTTACACAGAACGGTTCTGGCAGAGGTCAAGAACTGGTGTATATATCCCCTTCCAACCAGAGGAAATCTGTTACTTTATGATGTACCCGAGAACTGATAGTATCTACGGAACTGACTTCTTGAAGTTCCTGAAGTACCAGATTCAGTACTTAATTGACTCAACCAAGGCAGCAGGGAAGACATTTGAAAACGGTATTGTTCCCTCTCTTATCTGGGAACACCCCGAAGTCCACACCATCCAGCAACTCAAAACCCGTATCGCGGAATTGAAATACAACAACCAAGGATGGCAACGGTTCGGGTCAGTGGTTCACACGGTCAATGGTGAGAAGGTCAGTTCCCTTGCACAGAGCCTCGTTGACATGCAATGGCTCGAAGGTCAGAAGTTCGTTGCTCAGTTGGTCTGGGCAACATGGGGATTCAGTCCAGAGGAATTCATGGGCGGCGGAGAGAACAGGGCATCCTCATACGTGAAGAGGAATATCACCAAGTCCCGTCTGCTCTACCCATTGATGACCTTCCTTGAGTCCAGAATCAATAAGGAAATCTTACCATTCCTCAAGGGATACCGCAAGTTCTGGAAGTTCACATTCGTCCGGGACATTGAACTCGACGACGAACAGAAGGTGGCAACCACAAACTCAATCAAGGCTTCAACCTTCCTCCAATATTACGGTGCGGGTTTCCCAATAGAGGCCTCAATGGAACTCTCGGGTCTGGACAAGAACAAATACAAATTTGATATTGACCTGCTAGAAGCCGAAATCTTACAGAACCAGATGATGATGCTCGGGCAGCAACCCGGGGAACAGGGAGCAGGTGGACTTGAAGACCAAGAGGCCGGACGCTATGGCCCCGGCTCAGAAGGGTATGTTGATGCGGGAGTCGGTGACACCGGACAAGGAGCGGCACAGTCAGACCGTGACCCAAGAGACCCGTCAATAGATGAGGAGCAGTACAAAAAGGCAACACTCCCAATAGAGAAATCGTGGGGAAATACCAATGAAGCGGCTACTGCGGCTGAAGATTCGTGGAACAGACAAAAGCAAAACGAACCAAAGGAAGAACCAAAAGAGGAAAAAGGCAAAGGTCTCATGGCTCGGGGAGCCAAAGGTGCTGTTGATGCTGTTGCCGGTGCTGCAAAGAAGGTTGTGACAACAGTAGAAACCGCAGCAAAAATGGCCGTTGCTGGCCCGGCTGGTGCAGCAGAGGGGGCTGCTGCACAGGGAGCAATGGCAGAGGGTGCAGCAGAAGGAGCGTCAAAACTTCTTGCGGCGAAAGCAGATACAGGAGAGGTTGAGAAAGGTCTGTTAAAGAGGACTCTTCACCACTTACTTACCCGGGGAAACGAGGGACTTAAAGACAGGTATGACCCTAAACCAAAGGGGAAGGAGAAGAAGAACCCGAACAGAAAACTTGGAGACTTTGATGACGAGACACACGAAACTCCCCCCAAAGGTGAGGGTGAAAAGAGGAAAGAACCAGAACAAAGGAAACAAAGCCCAAAGGTTGAAACTACAAAAGATGTAGGGAAACCGCAACACGCCGTATCTGATAGGCTACAAGGGGTAAAACCCCCGATGAAAGAGTTACATCAGGATAGCGACAACGTATGGAAGTCCCTGAAGATGGGAGAAAAAGATGTCCGTCAGGATATGGACTATGACCCGGTGCAACTTGCAGAGGGAATCCGTGTTGAGATGGAACACACCAGAGACCCCGATGTTGCAAAGGAAATAGCAAAAGACCACCTTGATGAGTTTGACGGATACTACACATCTCTCAAGAAAATGGAGAACGGTCTCAGGAAAGCAGGCCACCCTTTTGAGAGGGTCTCTCTTTACGTTGACTCACAGAATATCGTAAAGGCCAAAGTCTATATCACCCACCCATCGGAAGCACCCAAGGGTCGCCCAGTACGCAGGGGAAACAAAGGCGGGTACTATTACATCACTAACCAGAGGGAGCGCGGTGGTGCAGCAGCCACGCAAACAGGGGAAAGAACTCAGAAGCAGAAGCCCAAACATGCAAAGGGATGGGGAAGTTCGGGTGGTCAATCGGGAGAGACGCAAGCGCAGATGCCCCCGCCACCACCAAGTATTGAGGGAGCAGAAGAGCAGATATCCATTACCGGGAACGGCGTTGGAGTTGTCGCAGCAACCATATCAGGAAGGCTCGTTGTGAAGAAACTGAACAATGGCCCGACAAACATGTTCCTGAAAATTGTAGAGAAGAAGTCTGGTGAGAATCCCCTGTCAGAGAAAATCATCGAAGTGATGATTATGACGGCACAGGAGATGGGACTAGAGATACAGGAAAGTTAAACATATAATATAATATTATATGTAGCACCCAATGGGGCAGGAGATATTCTCTATTTTTGGAGTTGCCATATCACAGAGAGCAATCTCTATTGCATCCACGTTAAGGGAAAACGACAATATCTTTGGTGTATCTAGGGTGCATGTGATATCAACAGATGGTGTCGTGAAGTCACAGTTTAGGGATGAACACAGATTCGGCATAATAAATTAACCACCTTCGGGGTCTCAAGTGTGCATTGTACTCTCTTGCATTTCGCATATTTAAACGTGAGTTCTTCTGCCCAATTATCGGTGAAGATGGCGTTCTCGACATAACCCATTGAGAACAGGGAACCAAACGACTCTGTAAATATAACTGTCTCCATATTGGAAGCCGCTATCTCTTCATGTTTTGTCTCAGTAATAGACAGGGAATCCGATACCGGGAGTGCATGTAAAGCAGAAAGGCACGACTCGGTGAAACTCACAATCTCGCTCGCCGTTGTCCAGACGGCCTCACCCGGGATAATTTCCTCTTCTCCGAAGGTCTCATCAATCTCTGCAATGTAAAGTGAGCCAAGAGTTTCGAGATAATCGAGTGCCTCTACAACAGACGATTCTATTATTTGGCTCTCATATTCAGAAAATGACAGGTCTTCCGATGTCGAGTCTGAAAGTTCTGACGATGGGCGGCCATCAAATATGTCGAGATACAGGCTTTCTATAACAAATTTCAGGTAGATAGAACCCGGGGAAATCTCATCTAAGTCCAGACTTTCGAGAATATTTACGATATGTATTGTCTGCGGAGTTAAACCCTCCACAAACTCCAAATCTTCAGATATGGAACTGTCTAAACGCAGACTATAAACATAATGAAATATCAAAAGTTCTACAATTTCATCTTCAAGTGATACAGACAGCCCCTCGGAGAATAAAATACCCTCTGAGAACGCCGCTCCCAATTCTTTTGATATCGTCTCTGAAAAATCCAATGTCTCCCCATGTGAGGAAGAATAGATACCGGAAGGCGACTCCCCAAATTCCAAATCTTCCGAGTGCGATACCTCATACCCGCCGGTTGCTCCCTCTACAAAATCTCCATCTTCTGTGAACTCTACACTAAACTCCCCTGCTACACCCTCCGAGAAACCCAAAGCATCAGAAAAAGCAGACCCCAACTCACCGCCAAGAGTTTCTACCGAGTCCAAATCTTCCGACGAATAACTACGCAATTCTCCCTCAAGAGATTCCGTCGAGTCCAAACTCTCTGATAAAGAACTACGCAATTCTCCCTGTTGAACTTCGGTAAACCCTGCCGCCTCTGACGTTGCAGATATTAATTCGGAAAGAAGACTCTCAACAAAACCAAGTCCCTCTAAGACAGTAATTAGTACCACAGAAGTTAATTCAACAGTAACATCTTCGATTAAACCGAGAACCTCTGCTATTATACTCTCAAGGGAACTCGTAGTTGTCTCGCCCGAGTCCAAGTCCTCTGTAAAGGAACACTCATACGCTCCTGTTCCCGCCTCTACAAAGTCCCCATCTTCAGTAAATTCTGCCGCATACTCACCCGATGGCGCTTCTACAAAATCGCTAGCCTCAGAAAATACAGCAGCATATTCCCCCGATTGCGACTCTGTAAAATCATTATCTTCCGTAAATTCTGCCAAATATTCCCCAGAAGATATCTCTGTAAAATCGTTGTCCTCATCAATTCCCTGAGACAACTCACTTAAAAAAGACTCTGTGGAATCCACATCCTCTGAGTGGACTTCTACAAGTTCTCCTATGCCGAAACGCTTGTGGTCAAAGGTAGCACTCCCGAAAATACCAGTTGTCGCTCCGGCCATTGTAATTAGATTAGAAATCTTTATATAAAACTCTACCCGTATTCTATCATAACAATGACTCTAGTTTACAATGATGATATTGGAGCCCATCTTGTCATCGCAACAGGGAATACCGCGATGCCAACAACAACTACTTTTACCATAATTATCAAGAAGCCCGATGGTGAACTTGTTACCGCAACACCGGCGGTGAACTTTACCACAGGGGTTCTGACTTATGACACGGTATCAGGAGATGTTGACCAAGTTGGAGAGTATCAGATTCAGGTTCATGGCATTTTCGCAGATGGAGATGACCTCACATCGAACATAGACACATTCCCGGTATATAGAAAATTGGAGTAATCATGGAAAAAGACAGCATGAAAATAAGTGGGTACATCATCGCAGAAGAACTTGTACCCGGAACGGACATCGTTGTATCGAGAGAAGAAGGAGAGAACATCATCTGTGTTGGTGGAGCAGACGAACTTGCCACAGCACTTGGGACTACCGCAGCCCCATCACCGTTCAACTGGATGGCTATATCGGCAAATGCAGCCGCAGTTGCCCGGGCAACACCAACCATCCCGGGCTCTCTTGTACCCACCATTACTAAATTCATGAGTACTGAAATCACCCCTGCCGTTGACAACACGCCCCCAACAAGTAAGGTAACGTGGATATTCACCTTTGCGGCGGGAGAAGGAAAAGTAGCAATCGCAAAGTTCGGTATGGAATCATCTGACACCGGGGCTTCACCGTGTTTCAATGAATACCTGTTCGTTGCGACAAAGGACAATCTGAACAACGACCTGAAACTCACATACACAGTATCCATAGCACCGTGAGGGGCTCCTCATGGCATGGGACACACCGAGGGTTAATGGCGACATCCACTATGCCGCCGACCACAATACAGAGATAGACGAGATAAAGTCCAAGGCCCTACTTGTTGGTGGGACTCTCGATGGAAACCTTATGTCAGGGACAACCCCTGTCCTTTTTGATATTGCTTTTCCAAGGAACGCAACACCCGCAGTCGGTTCAATCTTTTGGGAAGCGGATAATGAAACCGCAACTATCCAGTTACATGCAGATTGCGACCTTCCGATAGGTCTCCGTGAACTTCGTAGGGTTTACAATCCTACTGGTTCGACAATGTTAAAGGGGTCTGCTGTTTATACCAATGGTATTGGTGGAACTCCAACCGTTGTAGCAGTTGCACTTGCACAGGCCAACGCTGCTGCAACCTCTATTGTTTTGGGGGTATTATCAGATGATATTGAAGCAACCCATACCGGATTCTGCACAGTTAGAGGTCATGTTTGTATTGATACTTCTGCATTTGATGGAGCAGCAGGGGACTCTCTTTACCTGTCTGAAACCGTAGCAGGTGGATTGACTTCAACTCCTCCCATATCACCAAACCTCTTAATACGGATGGGAAGACTTATTGTAAAAGATGTTGAACCTGACGGAAAGATTAACGTCCGACTCGCAACTCTGTATGCCCTTGGCACTCTTAGCGATGTGTCAGTACCATCTCCTGTGGCAAACCAAATCCTGAAATTCAATGGTGTGTCTTGGGTAGCAGCAGATACCACAACCGTCTCAAGTGCTGGTGGGACTGACTTCTATCTTACTGGGAACCATGCAAACCCGATAGAGGGAATTAGTCGAGCAGCAGCAGCAGTAGTTACATGGACTGGTCACGGTCAATCCACTGGTGCATCTTGCGCATTTTGGGGAATAACACAGGCCGATTGGACTGCCCTTAACAGTACTGCGGCAGTACCAATATGGTATAAAATAACGGTAACGAGTGTTGACGCTTTCACAATCGCAGTAAACACTTCCGGGTATGCAGCACCCTATAATCCTGCCGTCGATAACGGAACTGTCTCTATCGGTATCCTCCAAAATTCCCCGGATACTGCAATAGTAACACAGACCGATTCTGCCGATGCCGGTTCATCCACTGGCGAAGTCCTGATGACTACATTCCAAACTCCTCTACCTTTGGGCAGAACCGTATTAACTGGCGGGGAATGGGTATTCAAGACATGGTGTTACGCCTCGTCAGCAACGGACGTAAATACCATTGTCATCCGGGTTTACAAGAGGGATACTGCCGGGGCAGAGACACAACTCTTCTACACCGAGACCGCAGATTTGGGAATTGTCAATACCCTATCCCAAACAACAGTCATCAATGGTTCATTTGCAACCCTCGTAACAGACCACTTAGTAGTGAAATACTTTGCAAAATCCAATAGGGCAGCAGCAGGTGTAAGAAGACTTTATCTCACCCACAATGGAACTGACAAGTATTCATTTGTCAAAACTCCGCTTTCGTTAAGCCATGCAAGTCTTGACTTCTTGCAATATTCCAATGCCGGTCATGTCGGTTTCGCACCAAGCAACCCTCTTGCAACCGATACTCTGTGGGATGCAGCCGGTAACATGGTAATTGGAACCGGGCCGAACACAGCACACAAACTTGCAGCAGGAGCGGCAACAACCATCCTGAAAGGCGGTGGGGCAGCAGACCCGGTGTGGACAACAGTAACAGGAACGGGCGCTCCCGTCTGCGCCGGGTCTCCAACACTTACAGGTAATGTTACTACTGGTGCTAATATTAAACGTGATATTGATAACGGGTATCTTACTTTTTACGGCGGTGCTGCTGGTACAACGGATAAAGGTGCCGTGATTCGGTTGTATGGGGGTACCTCTGCTACTACTCCGGGGTCGTTGCATTTTTACACACCGGATGCTGATCAGACAGCGTCGGTGGATGTGATGCGGGTGTTAGGTATAACGGATACTCCGTTTTTGGATATGCTCTCTCACCGTATCGCCGGGATTGCTGCACCTACAACCGCAGGAGACGCTCTTATTTATCAGGCATGGGCAGCGTGGACACCTACACTTGTATGGAGTTCGACCGCTCCAACGGGATTATTAACTGTTGCCAGATGGACACAGACTGGCAAAATTGTATCCTACGTATTCAGCACATCCACCGCAGACAGTGCTGGCCGTTCACTCACTACCGTAACACTACCAGTCGCACCGGCAAACATCGCCGCAAATATCGCCTGTGCATCCATCGAAACATCGGGGGCGGCTGGAGCAACCTACACCAATCCGCTCGCATACATCCAAGCAGACGGGTCAAACAACAAAATCAATTTCAGGGCATCGGTAGTCGGCACAATTGGACAATTTATCTCGTATGAGATATCGGGGTCTTATGAAGTAGCGTGAGGGTAATGACGGCAAATTCCCGAACCTGATTGCGCAATTAGGAGAAATTAGAATGGAAGTTCAGACGACTACAATGTTAATAATACTTTTCG